CGGAACGATGCAATCTATTAGATCTCGACTCTCCATGTAAGCTATAACATTACGACCAATACAAGACGACAACAGATTACAATGCGCACACCCTGTTGTCTGTGAGGCGTACATATACTGAGATGTGACCAATTCTCCTAGCTTTTTTGTGATGTCATCTGCTGTGTGTGGTTTATCGATCTTGAATATTTCGTTTGTTTGAGGTATACCATCAAACAAATACGGCATCACATACAAATCTCCATCCTTGTACGATAGGTTTATGAAACCCTCACCACCAAAATATTTATCAAACATATTGAAACTCACGTACTCAGGTAGTGGTTCGTCTGGTGGTAATTGTGCAACTAGCATAGTTTTAAACGCAGACACCCGACGTTCCACCATGTCAGTTGAATTCGATCGAAAGAAACTTGGTATGATCCGTAATGGCACGTTAAACTCTTCGTGTATCTTTTCTGCTACCGCAAGTAACGTAGTACCATTAAACATCTGGTCGTGATAATTAACCACAAACACCACGGTATCCTTTGCAAATAAGCACAAATGTTCGGTAAGTTTATCGATGTATTCCCGATCGTTACTCAGGTATTTCGCCAGATCAAACGCAACAAACAACTCAAAGTCTCGAGCTGCTGCATTGTTCAAATGTTTTTGCAGGGTGTGCCATCTCATCTTTAGCGTTCTGGTATCGCACATCAGGGTGGAGCTAGCACTAAGGGAGAAATTTGATGTAAGTTCATACATCAGAGGATTGTCCATTATCTCGTCGAAATTCGTTGCTGTGAAAATATCCGTTGGTCCGATGAATACTTCTTCGCACGCCACAGACATACTTTGAAGCGTATCAGCGATTGCAATGGCTGACGATATGTCGTCTGGAGTACATGTGTTCCGTCTGGGTATGTAACACCCAACACAATTGAAAGCGCATCCATCTAGTATGTCCAATACCAGTTCGGACCGTAGCATATCCGTGTATTGTAGTTTTGCGGGATTGTGTGGTCCGATCGTTGCGGATCCGATATCACCAATATTGACACCATCTGATAGTGTTTCTTTTTGGTAGGTGTTCATTTTCATTGGGTGGTACGTATCCCCTTTGTTGTGTAGTCAAAAAATGCACGCATGGTGCAATCACTCATGTTTCTATCTCTAATTTTCCAATCATGCTGGGTAAAACATCTAAATCCACACCGCTTGAAGTATTCACACGATAAGCAACCATGCTCATCCATAAAGTTCTGCATCATCCCAGCATTATCGGCTTTATTGTAAGTGGTAACAAAATCGGATTGATCATATCGGTTCCATCTACAATTCGATGTTGAACCATCCGGAAATATTGTTATTTTGTTTAACGACAAACAATGCATCTGGTTTTCGGTATTCTCGATCAGTTCTCGTATTGGTGATATCAGTGGGTAGTTATCCGCCACAAAAGTATACCAATCATATATCATCCGATCGGATGGAATCTCATCACTAAAACCTTTATCCGGAATGTAGTCATCGAAGTACACCGGAAATGTTGCGTATAGCCACTTGAAATACTCATCACCATCTTGCATAAAATTGGTGATGGACGATACCGTACCGACACAATTGATAGACAAGATGTATTCTGGTCCAAAAAACTTCACATTGTCTCGGTATCGATTCGACATAGGACGTCCATCAAAATCGTATGATGCAATCAGATGGGTGTCAATGTTTAATGATCGCATCCGATCGATAAGTGACTTTACCAGCTCGATTTTTTTAAACAGAAAATTACTAACCCACACGACTTTCATTGTGTGTCCATACAAATCGAATATGGGTTTCAGTTTCTGCATCAATCGCCAATATGCGTCAATTAACTGCTCCATTTGTTGATCTTGGAATAATTCACCACCAACCACATTGATCTGCATATAGTCGACGGTATTCTGTTTCTCTTTCAGAAATTGTTCTATTGTTGGTATCTTATCAAACATATCCTCGTCCGACATACCAACAATAGAATCTTTATCATGGTGACAAAAATCACACACGATGTTGCAGTTTTCGAACAACGTTAGTTCGATTTCTCCATTAACGGGACGTTTCGTCTCTAATATTTGCTTGGTTGTATCGGATGGGACTGATGGTGTAATTCCAATTGCCGTAATATCAGCAATTGGAATTATGGGGATAGTCTTATACTGCGTCATCTGGTATTGGTAGCATTGCCTGCATATCGATCATCAGTTGTTTAATCTTATCGCCCGCCACTGTATCACCGGCGTCCATTTCAGCAGCAAGAGTTATTAACCCAGCGTAAGCGCTTTTGTCGTTGAACACGTACGAGAATATATTACCACCGTTGAACATATATTCATCAAAATACCGCGTGTAGTATATTTGATCGGATAATGGAATGTTTGTGCATAAGTAAGCCATCAGAAAATCTTTAATAGTAAACAACTTAACAACGGAGTATCCGATCTCATCAAATTGTTCATCAGTGACAGTAGTAATTAATGTATCATGCAGTGGTCCAAATTCTTCTCCCTCACCGGCACCTAGCTTGGTTAACATGTACAGGGGGATGGAATTAACAAATGCCATCTGTGGTATCAACAAAGAGTGATGCTGTGTTGCAAAGTCGATACACTCATCGATGGACCACAAGTGGGGATGATCAGTATAAAACATGTCGCCATGCTTGGCTAATCCTAAAATATTCGCATGTGTAATCTTTAAGTTTTGCACTTCTGAAAATTCCTTAAGCCGCATGTACTCATCCATGAGTTCGTGCGTGATCACGTCAATGTTGCAATTCAGCCCCAAATTAGCAATGTACATTAATAGAAATTTCGGATTTGATAGATTTGCAAGTGATGCATGATAATCTATCAAATATGCCTGGTTTTTATCCTTAAAGAATTCCACCATATCGGTGGGTGTTAATGGTAATACTATTTTTTCCACTTATGGTACCTTCGTGTTATTGTGTTCTTCGTTTCTTCGGTTCACTCCAAAGACTTGGAATGGTCGTAGATGCAAACTGAGAGTATGATTTAACTGAATCGATATTAGCCATCATTGCTTTTTTTGTTTTGAATTTATCAGACGTAACGATTATTTCATCGTTATCATCGACCAGTTCCCACATCCATTTATCAGCTATGTGTTTGGTTACAAACGTACCGGCAGTTTCTTCACCAGTCGGATACAATGTAGTCAATAATAATGTGTTAAATTTCTGTCCCGCTCCACTTATAAAATCGTGCTGAGAGAATGGTATAATGTTATTGATGACCAAGTCAACGTCACTCGTCTCAAACAAACGGTAGAATAAATCGTGTTCATACAAATGTCGTGGGTGTTCCTCGGGATAATCAATATCATTCGTCACGCACAATCTAGTCCAATCTTTGATCCGTTCCAACAACACAGGGTCATTGAAGTCCAGACTCTTTGGGTTAAAGAACAAAGCTCGTAGTAGTGCATTGTTTTCGATGGCAGCGATGGCTTCACCGATGGAATCCAAAGAATCAGCACCCAAGAATGTAGCCAAGACCTTGCGATCAATAGCCATGTCGTTCCTGATATTGAGAGTGACCGCATGCACCAGACCTCGCAACATGGGTGTAGCAATTGCTGACACTTTTGTGTCGGCTATTGATTTTTCTATGTATCCATTTTTGTACAGATACAATACATACTCCAATGGTAGGTCTTGTGGGTTATCCACCAAACCACCAACTGCCGTATACAAACCTGGTTTCAGCAATCGGTATGCATCACCGATATCGTATGTAACAGGTCGCCCAACGAAGTAATTTTTTAACTGTTGAATGCTTAACAATTCCGTCATGTGCTCTTCAGATATTGCATACCGTACTTGCAGCTCTATCAACATCATGGCAAACAATCGAGCATAGTCATCATCACGCGATACGACTATCCATAATTTGGTTTCTGTGCTTAACCAATTATAAAAATCGGTATCACTTCCATTGAATTCCAACGCTATCATTTCCAGATAGCTGTTGAACTGCATCACCACCCCTTTTGCGTTGGGGTTATTTGCATCCGCTCTAATCATTTCATCAATAGGTGTATCACTCGGTGTTAACACCACTGTGCGGTGTTCACCTGATAGAACGTGAACATCCTCGGGATATGTCACATAAATGCTGTTTCGTATATTGAACATTAGCGTCTTCCTCTTGCGCTGTGGCACACACTATGGCAACTGCTGTGGCAATAGCTAATTGTGGCATCTGTTTTGTTTGAATTTGTGGTAATAACGCCACGCAATGATGCTATTACAGCCTCATAATTTGAGCGATCGATGGAATCTGCATTCCCAATGTTGTCATATGCTCCGCCTGGTGCACCATCACTAGCCGTTAACACGCCTGGACTGGTTTTATATGCGGTCCGAGTGTAATCTGCTTTCACACCCGAAGTATTTCCATTGCCCCATGATGATCGTCTGCGGTGGAATGTAAATATTCGCGTCTTACTGTACAAACTCAGAAACGAATTTAGCGTTGCTACCAAATTACCACTACCAACGCTACTCGTCAACGATGATGTAGCGATGTTTGTTGGTATTGACACTCCCAGTGATACACCAGTAGCAGCTGCTCGCGATACATCAGTGCTATTTGCAATAGCAGGTGATCCAGGGGTTAATTCAGTAGTCGCTTGTTGACGTAGTGTTGTAACACCACCCACAGCTGATGTTGAGCTTATCAACCCACCCCATATTGTTTTTGTTATTTCATTTGCCATGTTGCAATCCTTTTATTCCTGTCCCATAAACCCACCTAGTATTGTTTTATACAGGGGTATATCGTTATCGTTTTTCATTTTGGTCATCATGGTTTTTGGTGCAGCACACACGTTACCTTGCCAAGCCAATTGGTGACAATCACCATTACACACGTCATATACCGGACAAATAGAACAAGCTGGATGTCTAATTATCTCAGCGGATATGTTACACATTCTACCTTCGCTAGTCATCAGAGCCTCGACGTCGTCGTGGATCGTACCAAATGTGTTGTCTACGGCTGAGTTTGGGCAGCCTCCGATTGATCCATTTGCGTTGATGGTTAGTATCTTTTGTTCACACTCTCGGCACCGACACCCTGCATGTGCATTGTGTACTAAACTCGTTAATATTGAATCGAAAAACATGTTATCGATAAATTCCCAAGTCTTGTGTTCCAGTGTTTGTTCCCACAACTTCAAAAACCACATATCTAGCGCTTCATTCGACGGCATTATACCCTGTTCAATGAATTGCAATGCGTTACCATTTGGGGTTACTCGCTCGAAGTTAATGTGGTTAATACCAAGGCTAGCCATATCACGTATAATGTCAATTGGCTCCATGTGATTTACAACATCACCAGACAGGCAAACCATTACCGTGATATCATACCCATCGTCAGTTAGCTGTTTCACATTATCTCGCCACAGCTGTTCTTGTTTCGGTTTTGGCCATCGGATATTCTTGTCCCAAGAGGTACCAAACGATTTCCCACATATTTCATCAAACACGCGAATTTTATCCGGTGTCAGTGGATAGGTCAGGTTCGTTTGCACTGACCACCATATGTTTGGCCATAAGTCCTTTACCCCATTCCAAACATCGAATAGTTTTTCGGTGGGAGCGAGCATCGGCTCACCACCATGGAACGATATGTTACCATGGTCATAGTTCGGGTTGTATTCGTGCAAGCGTTTGAAGAATGCTACAGTTGCGTCAACATCGAACCACCCCTTTCGCCCATTGTGACCATTAGTAAAGCAGTGGTCACAATGCAGGTTGCAGGTATCGGTGGTTTTTAAGTAACACATGAAATCGTTAGTTGCCATTTAATCCTCTAGTCTGTTATGCAGAATACAGAGCTGGCCACACTTGGACCCATCCTGTTCCCGCTAAGTACATTTGTATTGTTGCTCCAACCGCTTGAGTATCCCCTGTTTGAGCGGGTTGCCCTTTGCCGGTCGGATTGTATTGCATAAAATCACCAGCAGCAACTTTATCATCTACATAACCCTTCGTCGATGCTTCATACGTTGATACTGGGTGTCTACCTAATGTTAGCGTTGCTGATCCATTCATAGAATCACCAGCTCGACTGATCTTATCGTTCAGTTGCGTTTGAACATTACTGGTCAACCCAACGTTAAAATTTGTTTCACTTGCCGTTAGTGTTGGTAGATCCAACGCATCCAAGTAAGCGTTCTGCAACGATGTTAGATGAACAATTTCGTCGGATAAATGGGTTCCCATATCCCCAACAAAGTCGTCAAACGCTTTTTTGTGCATTGCATCATATGGATCAACAGGATCACCCAAATTGATAATTCGGTGTCTCGCTGTAACTCCAGCATCATCCCCACCCATATCCAATTCACCACTCATCCAATCACCACACTGTCGTAGAAAACTTTCTCCGACTAACACGAAACCATCAGGAGCCGCTTCAGTGTGGTTTGGGTTGTATATCTTCAATAGTGGTTCAGTGATACAACCATTTGTATCTCCAGCGATACTGGTATCATACCACAAATCCCCAACTGTTGGGTTTGCGGGTTGTGCGGTGTTAACATATATACCAGATGTTACCTTCCATAATGGTACAGGTGGGTTATTTTCAACCCCCAGATCATCCAATATGTCTGCGTCATACACGTATAACAACCGACTAGTAACATTATACCACAATTGCCCGTCGAGGGGAACTGTTATCCCATTTCCTGGTCCCAAATCATTCGCATCTTTGGGTAGAATGGGGCTTGTTGTTGGGTCATAATCATATGACCCAGTAGATGGATTGTAATCACCTGCTTGTTTTTCAGGGCAGTTGAAATTCTCTGCCAACCTATAGACGTTCTCGTCCATTCCCTCACCCCACTGTAATGCTCCCATGCCGTATAACCGCATGTCACTGTCGTGGTGTGTACTTCCAGGGCCATTCAATGCTCCTGGTTTTATAGTAAGACTTTTTGAAGAAGCTCCATCTGTACTATCGATAACATAAACTGTTGCCATAATATATTCCTATTTTCGTTTTGATCTTATCTATTTATGCGGTTATAGAATCCAACAAATTACCAAAGTCGGAAATAGCTGTTTTTATTTCCGTGCTTGTTGCTGACGCATTAATAGCGACTTGTGTTTGTAACCGATATTGTTCCACTAAAACATTATACCCCAACGTGGCATTATACTCAGCTATAATATCATCAGCAGCAGCTGTTGCTGTTTTTGATAATGCTATAACATCCCCCGCTATGAATGGGTATGGTGTTGTATCAACAGGATATCCAGCGGCTTTATATGCTAGAGCTTGTGTATTCTTTTCCAAATATACCAAATTCTGAATAGCATGTTGAGTGATTTGTTGCGTGCGATGTTGTTCTGCAGATGCATTGATACTCGATATTGCTAGTACCTTATCTGCCGCCAGTGTGTAGTTGGGATCATCTATTTCCACCCACGGTCCAACACCATTCGTGTACGTAACTAACTTACCCTTACCAACGGATATTGGTTTTTCGATTGTGTATCCTGCTATACCAGTTTTATTAGTAGCAGATCGTGATACTCCAACGTACGTGTAATCGGTTGTGTCGAATTTATAAAATGTGTATATAGTGATCATGAGAATATCTGTACCTCTAACGTGGATTCTATGTTTGGATCTGCAACAGGATTGTAATCCTGTGTGGTGTTCAATCTCGTATTCTGACCGGCGTTGAGTGATGAATTGCGTGCCATAACACGGAACGTATATGTTGTGTTTTGTTGAAGCGTTCCTGACGCCATTGGGCATATGCTGTACGTGAGTGAGCTTGCATCGTTTCCCTCTGATGATTTTGTGTCAATCACCGTGAGTGACGCGTATTCTCCACCAATCACACCCAACTCCCAATACGTCGGATTGTATGATTTACGGTGATGCACATTCAACGCGCTCTTGACAACGAAAGTTACCGGTGCGCTTGTAACCACCACATCAACATCGAAGTTGGGAATGATAGTGCTCGTCGATGCAACAACATCATAATATGATGCGTATGCTATGGTTTGAAGATCAATTAACCTACCATCACTCGGTTGTCCTGTTAATTGGTTATCGACGTACTGTTTAGTTGCAGCTTCTAACGGAATTATGGGATCGTGGGCAAGTAATACACCCCCACCCGACATTTGAATATTTCCGGTCGAGGTGGTTGTTCCGGCTAGACGCACGCTTTTAAAAAACCAAGCATCTTCACCAATCCGTAACATAGGTGTCCCGAATGGATGGATCGTCATGACATTCTTAACACCACCACCACCGTAATTGGTTGTGAAAGCTAACTCCCCAGCATTGGTGTATTCAATCTGGATATTACCACCTTTGGTGTATGAGCTACCAGCATCGAATATAACAGATTTGGCTGTACTAGACACATCGAATGACAGGTTACCTGTCATGGTATCCCCAGATAACGCGACATACGCACCACCACCGCCACCACTGGCTACAGAATCAACGTATTGTTTTGTGGCAGCATGTAGCGCGTTTGTGGGGTTAGCATTCAGTGTCAAATATCCCGACATAATGTCACCAACTTTTGCCACAGCATTGCTACCGATGGTGTCCGCATATTGTTTTGTAGCGGCGTGTAAAGCATTTACGGGGTCGGCGTTTAGGGTTAAGTACCCCGACATGATGTCACCACTCAAGCTAACGTATCCGCTACCGGATGAAGAGGCCAAAGCCACCCACACACTACCATTGTAAAAATTGATCAGATTTGTTGAGCCGTCATACCACAGATCACCCAACAATGGGGTAGTTGGTTTCGTTGTGCTAGATGAAGCGGTGTTCCGCCAATACCCAACAACAGGATCCGCGTTTGGATCGATGGGAGCATAGATGTATAGTTTGCCATCCGTTTTGTTGAACCACAATTGCCCTAGGACGGGACTGTTGATACCCAGACCAGCAGTTTCAGTTGTGTTTCGTGGAGTTGGGGATGTTGTGTCAAGTGGGTCGAAAGTTGCATTTTGATCCACTGCAAAGTTTTCCAACAAACGATAGAAATTTTCGTTGAATCGTTCACCCCAACTAGGCGTTGCATTGCCGTATAGTGTTAGGTCAGTATTTGATTGCACCCCACCAGTCCCATCGAACGTACGGGGTTGGATAGCAAAGGTGGTTCCACCATCGGTGCTATCTATTAAATAAATTGTTGTATTAGCCATAGGATTCGTATTCCTCAAAGTATTACGATATCCCGTATTTATACGTTATAGATTTAGTTCCACTACGATTTCTTTTATCTGCTCAACTTCCGTTTTGTGTTTGGAGAATTTCTTGTACCAAAACTCGTGTTTGATAATGGTTGTTAGAATTATACGCTCTTCCGCTGATACGCTATTTTTATAAAATGCAGCGAATTTCGGAGACTTGAGAAGCAACCAAGGTGATAGTTTTCTGCGTTGGATTAGTAATATTAATTCATTGGGTGATATAACATCAAACAACTGGTGGATGGGAACGTCATATTCTTCCGCCAAGTCGAATAGGGTATCTACCGATATTCCCACCATTTGCAACGGTGTTATAAGTCGATCCAGTTTGTTTAAATACAATGCATGTGCTTCAGGTAAGGTCCACATGCTAGGGGGGACATTACCTTCTTTCAGCATGATCTTCACAAAGGCATTCACATCAGCCATTTGCACTCGTCGCGCGTATTTCACAAACTTCATGAAATACACGTATTGAGATGACGCCAAAAATGCCTCCGGTGATGGTTTAAATCGTTTGGAAGTGTACATCCAATTTTCATAACAAGCCCACGCCTGCTGTCCAATGATGCTCTTGAATTCTTCGTCACGAATCATTTGTTTGCACTTATGCTTCATGAACGTTGATTCACGAACATATCGATTATCACAAAATGGGCATTTAAACCGTTTTTTCATTGGTTGTTGCGTTGTTTGATTTCTTTCTTTACGTTTCTGATTTCGTCTTTCTGAAATCCCAAGTGATCAGCATACTCCAATAACTGATCATCCGACAACAACGGAATAACGTCCACAGCTTTCTGTGTGCTGTAATCAAATACACGTTTAACGATATCCGTTAGTGTTGGATATTTGGTGGTTTTTCCTTTTTTTAGTTTAGTCCACTTATATCGTGTGCGGTGCCCATCTGCACAAATAGTCAATAATTTCATCACCAACGGTTTGTGTCTGTGTAGATTGAACGCATACGGATTTACCACTTCATTCAACATTGTGGTTTTCATCGGATCTGTGGTCCCAGCCATCCACTTCATGAGCACCAAAGGGTGCTCAGCTTTTTGGACTGATTCCGATAGATCATCATAAAAGTTCTTATCCTTTGCATCTATCCGTGCAAGAATATCAAAGATTGTTACTTTGTTGTCCATTCAGTCACACTTATTTTACGGTTACAAAATTTACACGAAACAACGTTATCATCGTCACCCATGGTCAAATATTCGAATGGGTGGACACACTCGCGCACCATCGTTTTTCTCAAATCGCTTATATCATCCATGATTGGTGTTTTCTTTGTTCTGATGATTTCAAGAATTTCAAGCTCTACGGGTTCGAGTAATGTCATCAACTTGACGAGATTATCCATCTTTCTGTTCCAGGATGTCTTCTCGCTTCGATTTGCTACATTAGCCATATGCTCCAAAATTCTACGAATCTCAGTTTCACGCTCTGTTTCGTTCTCGGGTTTTTTTTGTCTTGCCATGTTAGTGCTCCTTAAATCATTGATAATCGTATGAATAGTGCAGCTGCATTGATCTCTGGCGCTGCGACTAGTTCGTGTTTATATGCATGCTCAGCTATTGCCAACATACCCTGTTCCCAATTGCCACCATTTTCGTCGAATTGTTTGGCTTTGTGTAAGTTCTCATATAAGAATTTGTATAAATCGTACCACTCTTCCCCAACGACGGAAGCACACACCGTATTTCGTGCTGCTACCCAATTACCCTTTTCCATCATACCCAACAGAGAGAATTTATAATCAGAAGATTCTTCTGCCGCAGATGATGGGGACAGTAACTCACCGTCGATAACGTTTTGTTGTAGTAAGTTGATTATCTTGCGAACGTCAGGATACCCAACTGTCACGTAGGCGTCAAGGTCATCCAAATCAAACGCAACACCTTCTTTCACCAAAATGGTTGCGGCTAATTCGGTGATGTCGTCTACATTCGGTGCTTTGAACCGTAGGTGTTGTAACCTGGATTTGAGAGGATTTATTAGTTTGTTTTCGTAATTGCACGTCAATATAAAGCGAACATTATCGGAGTTATTTTCCAATATGTGGCGTAGTATGGCTTGACCGGCTTGTGATATATAATCTGCTTCATCCAGGATGACTATTTTGAAGTCTCCCAACGCGAATGTGGAAACGAAGCTTTTTAATTTATCACGCATGACGTCAACGGAATTTTCATCCGATGCATTCAGAATCATGACGTCCATATCGGACACACCCAATTCTGAGCACAATAATTTTGCTAATGTTGTTTTACCGGAACCTTGGATTCCTGATAATAACAAATGAGGAATGATACCATCTTTTATCATACGAGATATCGTTTTGCGATGAGTCTCGTCATGAAAGATGTATTGATCTATAGAGGTTGGGCGATATTTCTCGCACCAAATGGTTGGGTTAATGTTCATAATATCCATACGTTAAAAAAGTGATATGGATATTATACACTAGGTATTTAGCTCACACAACAACTAACTGTCATATGCTAACACGCACGAGTCGTCGGTACGCCAAATAGTCTCACCATCGAATGGGATTCCATTTGTCCATTTTAAATTGTCGATTAAGATGCGCATGCCTTTGCGGATTATTGGATCAGTATCAGGTCCGGTTTCAACCACAACACCCCACCTAGGGCGTGATGCACTTTCGTCGAAATTCTTAAACTCGAATCCCCAATCTGTCTGCTCTTGGAATGCAGTAGAGGATGTTCCAGCCTCTTGCACCTTAACGGACGATTGCTCAAATTGAAAAATGATATGATTGTGTATTGCGTTGATATTTTTCATTCTAATTACTTCTTGGTTGATCTAGCTTTTTGTTTTGTGGTTGCTTTAGGGTCAGATATCGTGGCTTTTGATATCACAACATCTTCTTTATCTGCATCTGCTACACTCGGTACGTCTTTATCAACAACAATGGGAGCCACAACCGCTACGGCTTTTTTAGTACGACGACGCAATCGATTCTCGATAAAGTCCTTTCGTCTGGTAACATCTGTTGATGGTGGTGCGGATGCAATTTGTTGTTTGATTTTAAGTAAATCGAAATCTACTATCTCTCCTCGGGCGCTTCTACCTTGGGTCATGTGTTAATCCTCTTAGTTGGTTAGTGTAGGAAGTCGGATATCGGTAGCTGGTACGAAAAACTATCCACGTCGTGTACTCCGATCAAGTACAACACGTACGATGATACGCTACTACCTCTACCAACTCCCCACACTACGTTATTGGTTTGAAGGGTATTTATGATATAAATTAGGACCGTTAAAATGTCTAAAAGTCCCAACTCTTCATACAACACCAATTCCTCCGCAACCCTGGTTAACCGATCTCTTCGATCATCACCAGTAATGTTACGGTCAGCTATTTTAAGTATGTGTTCAATCGGATCCAGTTGTTTAAACTCAGCAGGTATTATCCACTCGATTGGAGCAATATCAACCGAATGCTTAACAGTAATCTTTGCATCACCTTTAACGAACGCATTATATTGTTTTATGTCGTTTGATATTTCATCGACGAATAATCCGGATACAGAAACACCCGAAGCGATCATGTGCAACAGTTCACTCTCTGGTATAGTGGAGTCACCATCATACCAGAGAGTTCTGTCATTTAGTTCCGTGTTAATTGAAGTTGCTTTGGTAGTTTCCATCTGCGGTATCTATGTTGGGTGTTACACTCTTCCCACCTGGGGTCGTTGTCATCATAGCTGTCGCTTCCGGTGACATGGTTACTTGTCCCGATGGAACCCCACCCATTACTGGAGGCGGTACCATTCCTGGTGGGAGTGGTTGTTCGTTTGTGTGAGGTGCTTGCATCATTGGTGCCGCTACCTGGATTGGTTGAGGGTGCTCTACTGGTTTTGGTATCGTAATGTTATCTATTTTTGCTCGGATCAAAGCCCATTGAGCAGCGGATGGTGTCCACCCTTTCACTTGCAATTCTTCTACGCCTTCTAACCATGCTCTAAATTCGTTAAGTGTTACTCTTTTTCGTTTCGCTGCCATTTGTACTTCCTGTAAATGTTGTATTTGGTATTATGTTACCCATAGTCGTTGTCGAATCGCACCACACCGGCGGGATTCCTGGATACTGCTCCCGATCGGGTACCTGCCACGGTGTCCGTGGAGATGTTGGTTGATAAGGTGTTGGTTCCATAGGTCTTGGTATTGGATGGGGTGGTATTGGTGGAAATGTTGGGTCAGAATTCACACGCAGAGTCATCCCAACAACTGCATCGGTTATGTCAGATGTCATTGGGTTGTCACCCAACACCATGAGCACTCCAGCCAACCAAGCTCTAAACTCAGCCGGTGTTATGCGTGATTGGTCGTTAAATGTGGCCACAGTCTGTTCAATGTTATCACTCATATGATATCCCCAGCGACTTTGTTCTTTAAGTATTTGTTATACGAATCGGATGGTGCTACATTAATCCACAATTCTGGTGAAATCGGATGACACAACATTTGATGTTTGTTCAATGAAGGTCCAACATTGACAAAATTTGGATGATAGTTTGTAACCGTGATAACTTCGGTTTCTATTCGTTTCTGTTCCGGTCCATACACCAATGCTACAAATTCTTTGCCAGCTAATTCGGATACTTCAACTACATCGATTTGCATTGTTTCCGTATCAACAACCAATATGTTCCAATTGGTTGGTAAAATAAAAGAAAACCCAGCGATGAGCAATTCTATGGACGGGGATATCACCTCTTCCAATACCAGAAGTGGAGCTAACGTGTAGTCCATCATTGTTAAATCTAACACCCACACATGCTCAGTATCAGTGGGTGTGTATATGCTCTCCAGCACCACAGCTTCGTTATCGTTATCGAACACTAACATATTATTCCTTTATTTTTGATATTATAACATGTAGTATACCACAATTATTATTTGTACTCAACAGTTCTTTTCGTGTATGGGTATTTTGCTTCTTTGTAATATCGAATACGGTCTTGCATGTGCCGTTTTGAGTGGTACGCATCACTACATATATCCGTGATGTGTACCGAGTCTTTATCGGACGCTTTTCGCAGACCTCGCCCTATTCCCTGTATCGTTGTGATGAATGATTTACCGATGTCCACTAACATCATATTGAAGATGCGCTTTATGTTTAGTCCAGTACTAGCAATTTTTGCGTTTGCGATAACGATCATATTATCATTTGTTTTAAACAAATCATATATTTCCTTACGTTCATCCACCGGATCCTGTCCATACAAATATACCGCATTTGGTATCAGCTTAGCCAACCGTTTACCAAAAGCGACACCAACAGTCAAACAGAACACGTTACCGTGTGCACTCTTGAGTGTTATGTAATCAGCTATCCACTCCAATCGCTCTTTCTCATTCTGGAAGAAGTGTTTTTCGGCTGGCCAGTCCGGAAAGTATGAGTTCTTGAATTTGATATAGGTCAATGCTTTTTCTGGAATGTTAGCTCGCTTGTGATCCGCAAGATATTCTTCATACACATCTTTTAAGTTGATGGACAATTGCATGACATCAATATGCAATTTAGCCAAGAATCCCTCGTCAATCAATTTGTGAGCAGGAATTTCACACAACACATCCCCCAACGCAATACGAACAGCCATCAATTCCGCTGGTTCTTTTGGTAATGTACCCGTCACACCAAACCGGAATGGGATTCCAACACCATGTTTATTCAACAGTTCGGATATCACAGTACCTCTAGCACCATGACACTCATCAACAATGATAACATCAAAGTCTCGAACCACCATTGGGTTGTGTTGCAATGCTTGCCACGTGGATACTATGTGTGTGTGATTTGTATCTTTTGTTGTTCCACTGTATTCACCAACATCCAACCCAAAAAATTCGTAATCATCGAAAGTTTGTCTTGTTAGTGTTTTGTCTGGTACTATGATGATAGATCGTAGTCCGTTTGATAGTTCATACGCTTGGGCTAATGCAGCAGTCATGCTAGTTTTACCAGCTCCTGTCCCTGCAACACCAACTCCACATCCAGCAGCGATAAGTGTGTTTACTAGCTCAACTTGATAGTCTCGAAACTCCCACGGTTCGCCCGTATCCGGATTGGTGATGTGACTAAAGAAGTCTTTATCAATCGGGTCTACTGTAATGTCCAATGCTGGTGGGCGTTTATCATCCACATCGATTTTGTATTTTAGTCCAACTACTCTGGGAATTATGTCTGGTAGTAGGTTCACAAACGTAGCTCCAGTCTTTCTGAAGTACCGAAGCTTTCCATCCCATGAACCCAACTTGAACTTGGGGTTGAATCTGTACCCTGGTGCAAATTCTGAATATTCTTCGTACAAATAATCCATGTGGTTTGGTTGCAATCCTGTGAGTACACAGTTTGCATTATCTAATATTGTCAGTTTACAAGTTGCCATTTAATACGCTACGTCTTCTATTGATGCAATGGCCAACTTTGTTAAGTTGTTAATGGCATATCCCCTACTCTGGAATGCCGAACCAATTGCTTGGAATTTCTCATACATTTCTTTTACCGCCAAAGCTTTCTCTTGCATATCCAAGAATGCAGGTTCTCCGTCGATGTATATCTTCTTACCAGCTTCGGTCAGGTCTCTATCGTGTGTTTGTGTATAACTAACATACAGCTTACTACGGGTAGAGGCAACTAACATATCCATATGTTTTGATAGTGCGTGTAGTTCTGATTTCTTCTCATCATAATACAACTGCCATCCGGCATTTTTTACGTTAGCTTGTCCCAACATGCTTGGGTTTATCTCCAAGTGTTTTTTTGCACCTTGCACATCACCTTCGTATTCAGACAACACAGCCGGCAATATATCCAAATTTTTACTCACTTGTCCTATGATGCTCAATGCGCCCGTCCTTGTGGCTCAGGAAGAGCTTCCAACAGTTCGCGTTGATCGTCAGATAGGACGGATAGGTCAAAATCTGAAAGCACACCTGCTTGTTCCTCAGCAGCTATACGTTCTTCACTCTCATTGAGATTAACCAGATATGTGTATACAACATCGGATGATTCTGATATAGCAATGTCCATTGGAACTCCTATTCGGATCATTTGGTGGAAGTATTCGTGGTTATCTTCCGTGATATCCATCATTTCATCATCAACCATCAATTGCGTACCTGGTGAGTAACTAACCACTCCAACCAATGTGATAACACCTTCGATCAGATTGACGCCCTCCCACACCAGTTCTCGATGCCCATCAGTACCATACATATCATCAATAAAATCAGTAGCTCCGGTAATGACAGGAGCTATGTCGTCTAATATCTTTTTGGTTTCAGTGTGAAACACCTCATCACGAGAGCGAAACATCTTCACTATATCCATACGTTAAATTCCTTTTGTTGATATTGTATTTATCACACCACGTTCAAGCCAAACCGACTCCTGCACTTCCATCAGTAAGCCAGCAGCAAATTTGATGTTAGGCTTTTTTGGTAGTTGAGTTTTTTTGTACCATGTGTCGCGTATAGCGGTATCCATAGCAACGGCATAATCCAACAACTCATCATAACTCCATTTACCAGCTCTGATGTCTAACAATTCTTGAGCATCTGGACGCTTCACTAGGATGTGACCGTGTTCCAATGCTTCTTGTCCCATACGCATCAACCGAACCAGATGCATTGCATGTTTGGTATCATACCCATGCTCAACCTCCAATTCAGATCTAACTTCATTTCGGTTGTTCTTCCACGTCCAGTAATTTTTATACTTTTCTTTATCCACCAAGTAATCCGATTTGTTGAATTTGATTACAGCTAATGGAGGTGGCAAGGATTCCCGTGCACCATCGAACAACACATTCAAACTACCAGAGTCGGAATACATTTGTGAGCGATTTGTATTCAAGCCATCACAATTGACGTTGTGGTATACCCCGAACAACTCTCCACCGTATGGAACCAATCTGGTGTTATCACGTATACGCGTAACATCAAAATCCCTAGGCATCACTCTTGTGTTACCATACCACTGAACCAACGACACATAGTTGCATTGCATCGGAGGTTGATCGGATTGGGGATTGTTGATCCACTTGTTGTGTCCTTTGATGCGCTTTAGCTGGGCCATGGCATAGCCGCTCGTGGTGAATGCAATCTTCGATGACAGTAGTTCAGCTCGGTTTGCTCGCAGCAGATCATATCCAGGTGATCGTGTGATGATATCACTTTCATCTACCCACAACATCTCGATTATGTTCGGGTTACAATCCAAACATAATTTCATGAAGTGTGATAATTCATACAACTTAGTATCTTCCTCAGCGCCGTCGTCGACTTCACGCACGGGGAAAAATGGAGTTTGTATATTGATTGGATCAGCACAGAATAGACCACGCTTGTCGACATCCGACGTTGGTAGGTTGGTGCCATATGAAACAGACCCAGCATACCCTTTGAATATGGTATACTTGTCCGTCAGAAACGTGTTTGTGTTCATAATATCCCTGTATTATTATAATTATTATATCGGGATATTATACTACATTTTAGTTCATCTTGCAACTTACCACAACGACTCGATGTCGTCTGTTGAAACTGCGTTGATGTCTGGTTTTGTATAGAATGGGATGGTGGGTGTTGGTAGAATGGATAGTTCCGCTAAATCGGATGTATCACAATTCCACCCAACGTAGCTGTAGCCATGAGTAACGGAACCGAAACTGACTTCCGTCTTTTCGTTTGTGTATTGTGTGAATTTTGATTTCGGTAAGCAGTACACTGCGCAATCATCGATATCGACCAGCACCAGAAAATCAGCTGTTGGATTTGATATATCGGTATCAGCACTATCCAACCCAACGCGATTGTGTCTTGTCCTTATGGACTTCACTTGGTATGTGTCGTTGGTATCTAGATCAATGAAATCCAACCCACCTTTTTGTTCGGATTCGGATTCGCATAAACTGAATGCTGTGGATTTGTTGTGTAATTGTATACTGCGGATGGCAATTAACTCACTAACACATCCAGGAATAGAATGTTGAGCTCCGTACCGGATATTATATTTGTCCCAAGGCATGTGCTTGTTAGCGGTGCCCTTGGTTGTTATGGTTTTGATTAAGAATCCCTCCCACGCCTGTTGAATGGCTAACGGGAGGGTGTCGAAAAATTGGTCAACGATACGTGTACCAATTATAGTGAAGTGAGCGGGTGTGCGTTTTAGTGTTCTCATAACACTATTTACGCCACACCCAAATTGATGTTACTCGCTTGAGGCTTTTGATTGTCTTTTGGATTTTGATGTTTCTTGTTTCTCAACAATCTCATCACCATCAGCAATGTCAGCTTCCAGAAATTTATCCGACTGGCTTTCAGCTTGCTGTAGGATGTCCTCCGCGTACTTGTGAAACTCTTTCGAGTACCAAGTTTTTTCGTCACCTGTAATAGCATAACGAGATCCACGTTTTTCAATCAATCCCATGCCAACTGCAACCTCCAGCAACCCCGAATAAGGATCCATACCAGTATCGTATGGTACTTCCAGAGTAGTCGTTTGAAACGGTTTTGTAAATCGAGTTTTATACCCTTCGGCTTTCATCAAGATTCCGTGAACCTCTCTGGTAGCTTTGTCACGCATTTTGAGCTTTGTCAGCAATAATACCTGCGATAGAGAAAACTTGATTGCATCACTAACGATCCACGTACCTTCACCATTACGAACATCTTGGTTCTTGTATACTTGGGCTGTTATAACCATCGATATGTTTGGTCGTTTGATAGCTTGCACGAATTCACGTAACATAGCTTTCAACTGTTTATTGCGTTGACCTTGATCACCTTTTGAAATCCCCTTATCGAAGTTTTCTTCTTCAGTTTCCGTCATCAACATGTCCAAACTATCGATAACAATCAACATCCTTGGTGCGTCTTCATTCTCACCGTAATCTTTTTTGAAGCCTTTGATTATCTGTGATACGACTTTTTTGGTTTGAGGTATGGTATCAACCGAGACATAGAAATAATCTTTGTCCGTGTCAACTCCAATGCTCTGCATGAATCCGTCATCTAGTGCATTTTCGGAATCCAGCACCACAATAAACGCTCCTTCTTTTTGAGCCTCTCGAACTGCGTTACCAACCAGAAAGCTTTTACCGGTACCTGACGGTCCTGTAAATGCTGTTATTCTGCCTTGTGGCACACCTTTCTTTAGACTACCTGAAACTATGCGGTTAAGAACATAGTTGCCTGTAGAGAACCAGTAACGAGGGGGCTCTGACGAGCCCACCTGTATACCAGACTTCTCCAGGTCTTTCGACACTGTTTTGAGAAAATCCATTAGCCGTTTTTGCGTCTGTTACGGATTTTCGCTAAGATGTCGCTTGCTTCGTCACTAAACTCTTCACCGGATTCTTCGGAGTCATCTGATCCTTCGTCTTCCGCCACTGCTTTTTTCTTAGCAGGTGCAGATTTCGGAGCTGGTTCAGCTTCTTCCGCTTCATCGTCGTTAGACTGCTCGACTACTTTTTTCTTACCTGGTGCGTTTTTGGAAGCAGGTTTTGCTGCAGGTGCTTCCTCATCTTCATCACCACTACCGTCATCGTAACTACCACCAGTGATATCAGCTTCTAACATTGATTCCACTTTTTCGTATGTTGGATGTGCAGGAAGTAATGTTTCCAAAACCAAAAGGTCTTCTTCGATTGCTGCGATTTCGTCTTCATCCAGAGATGATGATTTACGAGCAAACTTCGAACCAACAGCGTATGTATCATACTCACCCTGTTTTGTTTTCTTGATAATGAAATTGCAACCATTTTCGTACGCGTATGGGATTTCTTCCAACTCACCACTTTCGAATGACTCTTTAATGATGTTATATAATTGGAATCCAAGTGCGATCACTCGTACTTTCCCTTCGTGTGAATCACCAGTTTCCGAATCTGCTGGAAGTGGATCTTCAACAACCAATGCTTGCACTAAATGTTGTTTCTTGCGCCAGTATTTCTTGCCCTGTACTTTATCTTCAGCTTTGTAGTAAGCAGATGATACTTTACATATAGGGCAGTCGTCTTCACCGTACATTTTAAGACAAGGTACAGTTTTGTTTTCACCATTAATAACCAATGTATGCATTAATTTCTCAACCATGAAACCTAGAGGGTTTTCTGGATTAGCGTCAGGTAAAAATCGGATTGTAGCTTGTTCACCAACCTTCATGTTCCAGAAGGGGTAGTAGTTGTTCGGACGAGATTCTTGAGTGTCTTGCTTTTTGAATGCGGATCTAAGTTGTTCTATTGATAATGACATTTATATTTCTCCATAGTTCTTATTATTGTGTTATGTCTATTTTTATTTCTAAGTATTTCATGAGGCTGTGCATAAGCACTTTAGTGTTGCATCTGGTGACCTCCACCAGACTGTGTTGAGTATAGTATATTGTGGAACGGTATGTCAGTCAACTCCAACATACAGGTATTTATGCATTTGGTTGATGCAGGTGCCCACACCACAGGTTTCCACACCACCAATACACTTGGATTATAGAACGATTCCCATGCTTTCGAAAATCATCCCAAATCCAATGGTATTATGCTATTTTGGTAGATCCGTTACCATCACAACTGTTCCTGTAATCGCAGCCCCAATCTGCGCAGAGTTGAACTTCAACATCCCGGATGTTCGGTTGAAGTTCACTATACCAGCAGCTGGTTCTGACATATTAGCCGTTGCTATAATATTATTCACAACTGTCAGTGGCACTCCATCTGCGAATAATGTCAAAGGGTAATCTGCAGCAAGGAAATCATCAGCAAATGCGCCTGTGCCACCAACTGAATCCCCACACGACATCACCTGAGCATCTTTTTCGTACGTCCAGAGGATATCATGGAATCCTGATGCTGGATTTTGCACCCCTGCTTGAGCATACAACAATCCTGATGATGCTGTCCCACTAGTGTACAAGTCAGTTGGGACACCCGATATAACTTTCTGAAATGTTACCGTTGACCCCACCCGCACCAGTCTGAATTCATCACCCATCGCGTGGGTGGTTAGATTGCTTGCTTGTATGTTTCCTTCATACCCCACACTCACTTGTCCGTTTGTGTAGAATCTAAAATAATGTTTAAAGCCAACACTACTTTCTGGGTCGTATGACGATTCTGATGTATTTCGTATCGAATCAAAACCCATAGCAGCGTTCATGTTAGCCATGTTAACTTTGAACGACAACGAACAATCACCATAGGTCGTTTGCATACTCTGTCCACCATAGTTGCCATTATTGGATACGTTATCAGATGTGATTTCACCAGGTTGTGTTAGTATACTGGACTCATAATATGACGTGAATACCACACGTTCGGTTGTAGTTCCGGAAACTCCTGGGACTATATTGGTGTCATCGTGTGCAGAAAAACTGCTAAATGTTGGATCCGATTGGCTAGCCAAATAAATAGACGATCTCATAGTAATTGTGGTGGCATTATCTTTCTGCAAACCATCCACAACACCAACCGTGTAATATTCACCCGCGACAAATGCGGGGGCTGTTGCACCATCCGTAAAATTGTTGGTAAGTCCATCAATGGTGGCTTCCGATGCTACGTGAGTTGGTTTTGTTTCCAATCCAGACAGTGATTGTGTTAGCTCATACCGAGATATTAGATTTGCTCCAGGTTTGGATGCTATCACCCCAGAGATGTCAACCATGTCGTTTGTAACGTCTGTTTGGTCCCATGCTATATTCCACATTTGCACGTTGTTCATGGTACCGCGGAAAAAATTACTAACATTGTACAGGTTGTTCACGAATGCACGTGCATGCGTTCTGGCACCCACATGAGCAACCAGCGTACTCGATGGATTTGAGAAATCGAGAGTTGCTGTTAGTGTTAGCGTTGCAACCAGTGTGCCATCAATATACAGATACGCACTGGTGGCGTCAAATGCCACAATAACACGATACGTTCCACCATCAACCGGTGTTGGAAATGTTACGGATGCTCCACCATCTTCGAGAGATAGATTACCCGTATCATTATCCCAGAATAACATTAACCGATTTGTACCACCATCGTTATTGATCTCGAATACAACCGAATGCGGTTCTTGCGCAGACGCAAGCAACTGCGAGGCAGATAACTTAGCGATCGGTGCCAAAGTAAACGCTAGTGTCCCTGTACCAGCGAAAGTACTAGTAGCAAACGATGGGGTCACATCTATCATAGATCTACCCGTAAAACTATAATCTTCGACATCAAAGTTGTGACGGGTAGCATGGTTTAAATTACCAGAGGTATCCACGGCGTCAGCGTGGTAACCCTTTATCCAATCGGAACCGTTCCACTGATATTTATCCCACACAAACTCCTCAAATGGTGAATATCGTGTGTTTAGGGTATCTAACCCCGTTGCTGGACAAATGTTGCGTATAGTCATTGGACGGGCATCATAATTGTTTGGTTGACGTAACCACAATCCCTTGCCCACCCCATCGGCATCAACCATTGCAAATGATGCTTGTTGTGATGAGGTATCCGTACTCCCATGTAAAGCATTATACATTTTCATATCGATTGAATACATAGCTGGCACATTATCGATTAGACCACTCGCAGCTGCATACGGTGCACCATAGTAATCATATGCGATCATTGGTAGTCCTGACGTTGTCCGCGACACGGTTGTGTTTGGTCCAAATGTTTGGTTGTTCTCGGTTGTACCGTATACCAGAAGAATCGTAGTAGTTTCGGTGTCGTAAATGTCGTTGGTATAGTAGTCTCTAGCCCACGTCCACATACCACCAGTGTATGAACAAGCCAACTCCAACATATCCGATCCTTCTCTGTGCGCTGATGAGTAATAGCGATAAATAGGAATTGCTGGTCCGGGTAGTGCCGTATCCTCCGTAGACCACCAAGCGATGTGGTTTTCCCACCACCCACTAACGTTGTAGAATGTATGCACAATAGCCATTTGCTGGACAGGCGATTCAACATCAACAACAATACCAACAACTCTATGCCAATTATCGTTGGTTATGTTGGTATACGAAAATGGGTGACCAGAACCAGGATCGTAGTTAGTCCACGAAGTCCCTCCATCGGATGAGCTTGATAAACCTCCATCAAATAACGCCCACACGGTGTTTCCAGCGCCAACAGCGACACCCATACATAACGTTTCTCCTCCTATAGGAATACCATTGGTAACGTTCGTCATCTGTGTTATCGTTGGTGTTCCAAGTGGATCCACGATCTTATACAATCCAGCTGCACCATTTGCTACCCAAAGATTTTTGTTATCATCGACAGCGGTTTGAATCACACTAACACCACCAATTGGTGGTGTTGTTGTTGTATCAAAGTTATTATGCATTCCGTTGATTATGTCAACGACAGTAATCCCAGTCGTATCACGACATATAACTGTCCGTCCGTCGAATTTTGACATCTTTCTGTCATCATTGGTAGACATACCATGCCCACCAATGATAGTGGGAAAATCATTACGCTCTTTGTGATCGTGACGAAATCCCAAATTATCCTCTCTACTGGAATACGAAGTGCCCGAACTGAATCCCACAGTGTTTCGCTGTCTGAATGCGTAAGTTGATACCCCGACATCACCGGTGTTATAAATATCGTACCGTTGATACTTCGGATAATCCGGATCTGTCCAACCATCACCATTTAGCGTCAACAACCCCGTTCCTGTCGCTAGGTGATTAACATCCAAGAATGGTTGAGTAGCAGTTGCAGCATGAATATGAACCGGTTGCACCGGGCTGTTAACAAAGTCTGGTGGCAAAGGTGGTACAAAACACGATCTAGTTAGGTAATCAGTAGTATTGGGGCTAGCATTTTCCGTCATACCATATAACATGCACCCAAATATACGCCCCCCCCAATCGGTTTGGGATAATACAGTATCCATGACCATGGCATTTCTTGTATGATCCACGCGATCTAACCACGCGCCAGCATAATCCGTGTCATCAATAATGTCCGTGCCCAGGTGATCAGCCACCCTACCCACCTGTTTAGCCGGAGGTTTGTGCCAGTTGGCACCGATGCCACCAAAATACGAAATACCATAATCACTACCAGCCCAATACCCCAACCAATTTCCAAGCCATGATTGTCTTGAAAGTGATGACATATGGGTATCCGATAGTGCAGCCTCTTCATACTCCACCCGATACGTTATATCCAGCACCTGGGTATTCAATTGTTCACATGGTGGATCCAATCGAACCTTAGTACCTATAATCGTGGTACCTAGTCGCACCTGGCGGATGTATCTGGTTGATGATGGTTGGTTGAATCTAGCAATACGCTGAAAGTAACTGGGTGAGCCCAACACGAAACTTATTCCTTGTATCGTCGACGATTGTGCTGTGTAGTTCAGGTATGGGGATGAGTTCGAATACCAGTACCCCACTGATCGTATCTCCGCATAATCAACGGTTGAGACGGACATAGTACCACTAACCTCAGCCCCGTTTAGAAGTTGTTGTATTCCGTATCTGGTTACCATGTTGGTTTCTGTTCGTTCGGAGATGATCTCCAAGGTTTCAGCATCTCGTAGTGTTAGGGTTACTATCCCACGTGGGTTGAAAGGTTGTGTCATTGTGTTATCCTAAAATATGTATGTATTTGTTATTTATGTGAATGTTATCCACCGATATTACCACCTGTTAGCACACTAACTTCATATACCGGTACGTGAGGAATATATGTGTCATTCATCACCGATGAGGAAACTACCTGGTTGGTATCCAGTGTTAGCCTAGCTACCGCGTATGTGGGTATACTGGGTAAATACGTATTAGCAAATGTTGATACGGATGTTACTTGGTTTGTTGATAATGTCAACCGTTCAACGGTATGAACTGGGGTCGATTGGGTGTATGATGCATTCATAGTCGATGCTGTTACCATTATACCAGATAGCCCAGATGATGGATCATACCTAATATTGGACGGTTGATGAAGGCCGTCACGATATATCGATAGTATACGAAAAGCACTTGTTGTGTTTGGTGTTATTGATATTCGACTGCTACCTTCAGGAACAACATCAAACGTTATCCACGGTCCCAACATCGGTAAATGTTGTATCTGATATTCTTCAAGATAATGAGAGTCGCATGTAGGTAACGTCCAACTTAATTGGTATTTGGTGGTTGGCGTGAAATATCCCGTAGAAGTTGCATAAGCTATATAATATAGTGTTGCTCCCCGACAGTCATATTTGGCATAGGACGTATATGATGCGTCCATCGTCGATTTTGATGTTGGCGTTCCGTATACAACAACTTCATCATACCGCTCAGCCAACGTAAAACGATCAACATATATACGAAAATAACGATCCGATGAATCCACTGCATCGTAGGTAACCGATGTAGCATACACAGAAGTCAACCAATTCACGGGGGTTCCCCGAGTTTGCTCCCATTGGTAGTTGTGCAGTTCCGTATCGGTTGGATCTATCGTTATTGTTGCATTCAGTGTAACCGTAGTACTACACATAGCATATTGGTCAGGGCCAGCATCAACACCAACCGGAATGATTGGTGTTGGAGCGCCTATGATTGATACATTTTGAAATGCCATTATATAACCCTTAGCACGTTACGCGGTACCCTGCGGAATGGTATTCACCACAGTCACATATCCTGTTATAGTTTTACCAACTTCGGCGGAGTTAAACATCACTGCCCCCGATATATAATTATACGTGCACGTGCCGGGGGCTGGTTCCGTTGTGAATATAACTGGAGTTGAGCTGGTTACGACGTCCAACTCAACACCATCAGCCAATACCTGCGAGGCCCCACTACCACCCAGGTAATTTGGATTGAATAAGCCATCACCATTGGTGGAATTACCAAACTGTAACGTGTGTGCTGGTTTTTCGTATGTGACGCTCATATCATAATACGATCCGATACCACTATTGATATTCACAACCATGGCAATTGGGCTTGATATGCTATAAGCGCTAGTGTGAATTAGTGTTTTCACTCCAATCACATATTTGTATAATAGCATCGTGGTACCTTCGCGTGCCAACACGAACGTGTCCCCTGGTGCCCACGATGATATACCAGTAGTACGTGTTGTGCTGCCAGTGAAGTGCGTAAGTGTATTATCCGAAACAAATCTATAGCTCTGGTCAATGTTGGATAGAAATTGGTTGTTCCACCCTGCTGCTATTGAAGTGGATAACCCAAACTGCGAATCGATCTTAACCTGCCCGAGGGTAAACGTACACTCGAAGTCCCCACTGGTTGATTGCATTGTCCATGCTCCAGCGCCGCTATAGTTAGTGAGCTGTGATCCACATATCACACCAGACTGACCTGCTATGGCTTTTGTGTATGTTTTACCAAACATTGCAGGTTCCGTAACAGTAATTGTTCCGGCTGGTACTATATTTGACCCACCATCCCCACCAGCAATTGTAGTTACATCTTCGGACGTACCCGTATCAAACCACCGTCCCGTGTGCGTTAGAGATGTGGCGTTATCTTTTAGCAACCCATCAGCAACACCAACGGTATAATACTCCCCAGCCACAAACGAACCAGGAAGGGCACCATCTGCAAAACTGTTGGTTAACCCATCCCACAACGGATCATCGGTTACGTGGGTTGTTTTTGTTTCAGTACCATCCAGTGATTGCGTCATTTCGAATCGTGTTATCAGCGTGCTACCTACAGGTGGTGTTATAACACCACCGATATCCAACATATCTGATGTGACAGCAGCTTGATCCCATATACCAGTCCAACACTGCACATTGGTCATGTTTCCACGGAAGAAACGGCGCACCATTGGTCGTCCGTTGCTATATACAGCAGTCGATCCAAGTTTTGCCACAACACCCGTTGAACTCGGGTTTGATAAATCTATCGGCGACGATAATAACAACGTCATGATTAGAGTCCCATCCAGATACACCTTGGCATCTGTTGCAGACACTGTTGCAACTACCCTATAAGTTCCACCAGCCGCTGGTGTAGGTACGGTCACCACTGCACCAGATTGCACGTTACTAAAAATCGACATAGTGCTGGCTCCACCACGAGCACCACCATCCCACGTAAGCAACAGATTATCACCACCAGCTGCTACTTCAAGTATGGATGCTTGTTGCTCTTGTTGCCCTATCGTAGTCCTGCTAGCGGATGTGAGCTTATCGCTGGGGTTTAACGTAACAGCAAACGTTGCGTCCGTTCCAAAAACTCCAGTACCAAAAGTATTGGAGAAATCGATGTTTGATCGTCCTGTAAAGAAGTACGATTCGACGTCAAAATTGTGTCGTATCGCATCGTTTGCATTTCCTGATGTATCGACAGCGGGGTGGTGGTAGTTAAGTTCCCAATCAGTACCATTCCATTGCATCTTATCCCACGTATTTTCCTCAAATACCGAGTGTTGATAATTCAGCGTTCCGTGACTATAACCAACCGACATCCCCATCAAACGCACGGCGTTGTTTGCGTGCGTGTCGTAGTTGAATCTGATTAAACCCTTGCCAACACCAGTGCTCGGATCGTGCATTGGCATTCCGATTTCTCGAGATCTTATAACAGTAGATAATGTTGTGTACCGCATATCATTAATCCGGTTTCTATCACGATCGACGAACCCCCTAGCATAGGATGCCGCATACACATAATCCGTCTGAACATATGCGTGTGGGTTGTTGTGGTAGTCGTACATAAATGTCAACCCTTCACACCGACTATTCACCGATCCATTGTTCCCAGCAGAGAAATCAGTAAAGGCCGTGGAACCATACGTGTACCCATTGTATTCTGTGTAATAATATGGGTCTCCACTACTCTCTTCCGAAGGTCCACCAACCCAAAAACCACCATAAATGGAGCAACCAAACATATGTGGTGCTCCAGCTAGTGGACCTATCACCGCTGCATCCACATCAGACCACCATATCACCTGGTGTGTCGATGCTGTGACGTACTGCAAAATACCAATTTCATCACTCTCCTGATCAGCTTTGATGCTCCGGATCTTAGTCCAATTGCCATCAGATATTCCAACATACGAAAATGGGTGGGTGCTGTTTTCGTCATATATAGTCCACGTAACTCCAGCATCCGTAGTGCTGCAAATACCACCATCGAACGCCGCCCAAATTTTATCATCCTTTCCAACACAAACTCCCAAACACGATACATCCCCCCCCACAGGAATACCATGTGTGGCATTGGAGAAGTGTGTTATGGTTGCAACACCCAACGGATTAGCGATCCTAAATAACCCTGCTTGAGTATCAGCAACCCAGATATCTTTGCCGTTGTCAACTATCGCTTCTCTTATGTTTGATACGGGTAACGACGGTGTTGTTGTAGCATCGAATATTGTGCTACTGGCATCAATCACATCAACAAACGTAATGCCTGTAAGATCACGGTACATCAACACCCGACCATTTAAGTTTCTTGTATGTTTACCGGAATATTTTTGCAGTCCGTGTCCACCTCTGATCGTTGGATACCTAATTACCTCACCCTCAGGGGTATCAGCAACGAATGCCATTGGTACGTGATGGCTCGCATAGCTATTACCCGAATACCCGATTGTGTTCTGGCGGCGAATCGAGTACCGAGCAACACCAGTTTCCCCCGTGCTAGTCATCTCAAATCTCAAATATTTGGGATAGTCGGGGTTTGTCCACGCATCACCATTCAAACTTAACGTTCCGGTACCAACAGCCAAGTGGTTGACATCCAAGAATGGAGCAACAGCCGAAGCACTATGATTGTGAATGTTCTGGATTGGTGTGTTTGGGAATTGTGGTCCACGGGTACTAAACGGTATCACAGTTTTGAGGTTCGCGAAATCAGTGTTAGTGTCATCCATGGCAGCGCCGTATGCAACACTCCCGATTACTCGGCCAACATAATCCGCTTGCTCCAACGTTGTGCTCCAAGTCATGCGTTGTAGACGAAAATCATATGAATCACTTGGTGTGTGGAAGTCCCAGTTTTCCCCCGTGTGGTGGAATTTTAGATTATCCACCTGCACTGCTAACTTTGCATTCCACAGTGGATACGAGTTGTATACGTAGTTGTATCCGGGGAACACCTTCTGGTATGCTGCTTGATGGCCGGTTGTTTCATCCTGGTAGTGAAGTAGGGTGTGTATGCTGGATCGCCCACTATTTCCCATAACCGATACATCGGTACTCTCCACAAAATACAGTCGATATGTCACATCCAATATCTGGGTGGCAGTTTGTTCACATGGTGGGTCCAATTGGACTCTAGTTATAATGCCACTTCCGGATGGATAGTCATTCAACATGACATTGCGGATGGATCGCGTTGAAGTGGGTTGATTAAACCGCACCACAATTTCCCAATAGTGGGGATCTGTACCATTATCGTGGTACGTCCAACTTTTCGTTTTGGAATCGTATCGGATCCGGTCTTCGTGTACAACATCAACCCGCCATAACGCGTTCGAGTCGCCATAGGCAGTAGTGGATATGATTGGTGCTAGCTCATCATCTATGTTGTTATACGCTAACGTCTGCACACCTCTTTGTGTGAAGTGGTTTCTTTCATCGCGAGATTCAATAACTTCCAATGTATCTGCATCTCGTAGCGTCAGCGTAACATTACCTTTGTAGCCAAGTTCTTTCATTATAATACATTCCCAAATGGTTTTATGTGTTGAGTATTTATAGCGTTACCCTCCAATACCGATACCAGTCAGCTCATCAACAACATAATTAGTAACGTACGAATCTACGGTATCACCAACGATGTGTGTTGAATCACCACCATATAAATCTTTCTTGGTTAGTTGCACCACAACATAATTAGTAACATACGAATCTACGGTATCACCAACGATGTGCGTTGAGTCACCAGCATATAACTCTTTCTTTGTTAGCATCTGAACCACAAAGTTGGTCGTATACGAATCTACGGTACTCCCAACATTATGCGACGATTGCATGATACCAGCTTTCCCATCTATGGATTCGTATATCCAATTTGAGTGTTGGTGAAACCCATCATTATACACGGATGTAACTCGAAATATACCATTTATGTTCGGGGTTACAAATTTACGAATTTCACCGATACCAACAACCCTGAGTGTTATCCAGGGTCCTGCTGTGGTTTTTTGCTGAACGTGGAATTCGATAAATTGAACATCATCGCACGTAGGGGCGGTCCACGATAGTTCGTATTGGGATACAGGATCGAGTGAACCGACAGCTGATGTATATGATAAATGTGATAACGTAACATTGCGGCATGGGCTCGTGTTATAGCCATCAACGGTATCACCAACTTTGTGTGTTGAATTCGGTGTACCATATACGACGATATCATCGTATCGTTCAGCCAGCGAGAACCTATCAACGTATATGCGGAATGATCTATCCGATGAGTCGGTAGCTTCATATGTTGCTGATGTGGCATGTTGCGATGTTAACCACGTTACACTTGGTCCGCTCAATTGCACCCACTGGTAATTGTGAAGTTCGGTATCGGTCTCATGTACGGTGATGGTAGCCGTTAGGGTAACCGTGAACTCACAGATGACAAACCTATCAGGGCCAGCATCAACACCAACCGGAATGATTGGTGTTGGAGCGCCTATGATTGATACATTTTGAAATGCCATAAATCCCTCGCGTTACGCTATACTACACTGATCTGTTGTCGCGCAAGCCACTATCGTTATACCAATTCCACCAAGCGTTGGATCTGCTGCGTTGGCAGGATCAGTCCACAATTGCACACTATCCCCTCGAACGAGTGATATTGTACTAGGGATAACGATAACTCCCGTTAGTGATCCTGCAGCAAAGGTAATCGTTCCAACGTCTGAAATCACATGCGTGACACCATCAACTTTACGTAATATCAAATCGGATGATATATCGGCAGCAATTTCTGTTGTGATAGCGATGGATAAACTCGGATCATTCACAACCAACGATCTACTCACGCTATATATACCCATTAAGGTGTTTTGCTGCAATGCTCCAATGATGGAGAATGCGATATCGTATGGTATTGATATAGGACCACCATTAACCGCCACGGGTACCCAGGAGCTGCCATCGGCGTAAAATAACATATTTTCATCACGAACGTGGATAACCATACCCTCGACAGACCCAGCTGTTGGTGCATCAGCAATAGTCAGATATGTTGGTCGTTTTGATGCTTTAGTATCCACCAACTTTTCCAACGCACCTTGAACATGCACTGATGTTATTTCCGTGTTGGATATGGTAGTTGGTGTCCCCCAGTTTGGGCTGGTGGCATACGCGTCCACTCCGATGTCCACTCCCATATGAGAATGTGACAATACTGAATACGTTAGCGCCAAATCAGCTGGTTCCAATCCCTGCCAAAACTTAACATCATTCACTCCACCATCGGCGTATTGCTTAACACTCAAAACGTTGGTGCTCATTACTGTGGTAGCATCGTCAACCGAAATAGCTGCTGCCCCACCAAATAATATCCACTTGTCACCATCAAACGCGAATTGATCGAATGCGTGCAGTGATGATTCAAAGTTAACATACACCGCATTGTTTGTTGTTGGTATTTCAAATCCCGTCAGATTACCCGTAGCATCATACAAGGCTATGTGGCCTTCGTGTCCCGTAAACGATCCACTCGACGTTGTTGGGGATTGCATTGATATTCCCAACCGAAGATCGGGTCCCATTGCTGTTAGTGGTCCCAAGTCAACCCAAGCGTCTCCATCCCAAAGTACGATATTCCCACCAGGAATACCACTCCACGCTCCGATTGCTCCACTCGGTAGAATGTATGCATCAGATGGGGTTGGGGTGATAGGGGGGACGGCAATGCTAGTGGATATCATATTAACCAGTCGGATTGGATCTAACCACACCAAACCACTCACCAACCCATCAACATACTGTTTTGTTGCAGCGTGCAGAGGCGTTGATGGGTTGCCGTACAATGTTAATGGTCCAGTCATCGTATCACCACCAACATTTACCTTTTCTTGATCCAACTCTTGAAATGCTAATTGTGCATTTGCAGATGTCAGCGTACCAGAAGGTGTAACCAACACATCTTGAGCAGGGTGGGTGTGTGGAGATGGTATTCTGGAGTCTGTCAATCTCGGATCAGTATCAGACACAACCAATCCCCGTTGAGGATCTGAGGATGGTGTTATTAGCGTGACAGCTCCTAAGTGTATTGTGTCTGCCACGGGTAGGTCTGTTAGTGATCCAGGAGGTCCCTGATCACCCACACCACCAAGCCCCTGTTCGAATATTATCGTATCCACATTAAGGACACGAGCGACAGGAACCCTGGGTGTGCCATATGTTAACACATCGACAGTGTGTGGATTGATCGATACCAACTCACCATTTTCAACCCACAACGCAGAACCAACCGGTACTGCATTCGGACCGGATGTCCAATTCCACTCAGGGTTTGTTATTACACCCTGTATGATAACAGCCCCAACCTCATGCAACAGGACATCCTCGGTTAACATACCGACAACGGCAGTACCGGTGTGGTTGTATTGGGCAGTTCCAACCTCTCCTTCACCAACCCACGCAACAACAGTAAACGCGGCTATCGCAGATTCCACTGATGATCCACGAGCCACGTTAGATTCTAACCGCAGGGCATCGACCCTCGATTGGTTTGTGAAGAATTGGTCCTCGGTAGTTAGAAATGTGTTATCATCTCGAATGATAATATTGGCGTTTTCTGTAAATAAAACGCGGCCTATCATCGTGGTGTTTGTGTCTCCGATTTGTGTACCAGTGAATGTATTGTGTCCGTATATGCTAGCGCTAGTGAACACTCGGTTTAGCATTTTTGCAGCAAAAACTCGAAGCACCTGCACCCAAGATCCGGCTTGCAGCTC